AACCAACTATTAAACAAACTACAATCATATCTAATAGACAAACAGGAAATCCTTCAAAAGCACTAATAGCTTATGCTAGAGATAAAGACGATGAAGCTAAATCAACCATTAGACAACAAACAGAAGAAACCAAATTTATTGGTCATGCAAATAATAAAAATCATGAAGCTACTTATGTTAGAGATTTAGATGAAGTAGCTAAAATAACTATAAGACAACAAACAGAAAATACAAAATTTATTGGTCATGCAAATGATAAGAATCATGAATCTATTTATGTTAGAGATTTAGATGAAATAGCTAAACCAACAATAAGACAACAAACTGAGAATACAAAATATATTGGTCATATTAATTCTAATAATAAAGAGTCAACTTATGTTAAAGATAATGAATATAATGCTAAACCTACTATTAAACAAACAACAGTTTATTCTACACCAGCTGGTAGAATGAATAATTCAAATATGGGAAATTATACAAAAGATATTAATGAACAAGCCAAAGTTACTATTAAACAAACTACTTTATTAAAAGATTATACAGGTGGTATTCATGGAGAAATTGATGGACAAATATCCAATCAAGCTGCTAATAATATGACAATTGATGAAAGACGTGAAATATCTACATATAATCGTACACCAAATGGTAAAGGAGATTTAAATGGTCCATATCTTGATGCTGAAAATGTTAGATTTAATGATAAAAAAGATGTATTTTCTTATGTTTCAAATCCACACAAACCTTTAGATCATAGTGTAATGCCAACTACTTCAAAAGAAACAATAGAAAAAGTTTATTCTATGAGTAAGCCAGTTATTGAAACATCATCCTATTACGTAAATCCTTATTTTATAAATACTTTAAAGAATAATCCTCTAGTTAATGATATATATCACCAAAAAAATGTATAAAGCTTTTGGAAAATATGAGAACATATATAGTGAATTAAGAGGAGTCAAACCAATTTTTAATCAAATTGAAATATTTAATGAATATCCATCAAATAATGATACTATTAAATCATTAGAATATGCGGCTTCTATTCATAAAGAAGTAAGAAGATTTTTACAACCCTATTTAAGACCTGGTATAAGTTTTGAAGAAATAGCTAAAATTATTGAAGTGAAAACTGAAGAATTATGTGATCAATCTAAATCAATTAACAAAGGAATTGGATTTCCTGTAGGTTTATCAGTAAATGAATGTGCAGCTCATTTTCATCCTAAACCGAATGATTCATTAAAATTAGGTAAAGATGATATTTTGAAAATAGATTTTGGAACTGAAGCTAATGGATGGATTATAGATTCTGCATTTACAATTTGTTTTGATCCTAAATATGATAATTTATTAATGGCTGTGAATGATGCAACAAATACTGGTATTAAAAATATAGGTATAGATGTTGATATTGGAGATTGGGGTAAAGATATTCAAGAAGTAATGGAATCATATGAAGTTACAATTAATGGAAAAATTTGTCCAGTAAAAGCAATTAGTAATTTAGGTGGACATAATATTATAAAAGGTATAATTCACGGAGGAATGTTTTTACCATCTGTAGATATGAAAGATAGTTTACCAAATAATTATAGATTTAAAGAAGGAGTATATGCAGTTGAAACTTTTGGCTCTACTGGAACAAATATAGTTAATGAATCAGGTGAATGTACAATATATAGAATTAATCCAAATATGACTAATAGTATTGGTAAAATTAAATTAGATACAACAAAAAAACTATTATATGATATTAACAAAAAGTTCAAAACATTACCATTTACAGATAGATATTTAAATAATCAACCTAATTATAAAACTAATTTAAAAATACTTGCTAATCATAATTATGTTCATGCATATCCACCTCTATGTGCTAATAAAAATGATTGGACTGCACAATATGAACATACCGTTTATATAGGAGATGATGATAAAATAGTATTTTCACGAGGAGAAGATTATTAAATTAATAATTTATATTATTAATTTATCTAAACTTTAATTAAACCAACATTGATTTCTTTTAGGATATCTTGATAAATATCTAAAATTAATTCTTCTTCTTCTTTTTCATCTTTTTTAATAATTTCATCTTTATGAGTCAATAAAATTTCATTCATATAATTATAAGCTGATAATACATGACTTTGAGATCTTGCACCAGTAATTATGATATTACCTTTCTGAAATATAAAAACACTAACTTCTTTCTGTTCAATGTTTTCTACTGTTGGAACATATTTAATGATAACACATGCTCTAATACATGGTTCATATGATGATTTAATTTTCTTTTTAATTAATAAATTATATAATTTATCGCGATCAATTTGCATAGAAACTTGATAATTAGAATTAATCATATCAATTTTGAAGTCTTTCACTGTAATTAGATCAGGTTCATCAATAAACGTTTTTTCTACAATTTTACTATCTTCAATCTTAGCCTTAACTTCTTTTAATTTAGAAATAAGTTTATTTAATGCAATGTTGATATTTTTGATTGATTTACAACCAGACATTTGAACTGATCCATTTCTGAATAATTTCATATTAATTTTAGGTGCTTCATTTAGATCTTTAACTTGACCATGTGTAACACGAACAACTACTGTAACTTGATTATAAAAATGATTTTTTGAAGTATCTTTCTGTTTTGTTTTTGTATCCAGTTTTTTCATTCTTTTAGGTTTATTTTTAACAGCAATTAAAGTCCGCATAACTTCTTTACTTTTTTTAACTGTTAAAACATCATCTGGATTTAATAATAAATACTTTTCGATATTAGGTATATTTAACCTAGTATTTAATTTACATGATGCACACATTGTGCTAATGCTGATTCCATTAGGCAAGTTTTTAACTTCCTTTTTATCAACATTTAAATAATCTGTAAACTCAAAAGTATCCCATTTAGATTTAATTGACATAGTTATATATTTAAAGAATTAAATCTTTAAATATAAATTTCAATTTTTTATATTAATTATTTTTTTCTATAATATAAATATGAATAAAACAACTAATAAAGGTGATTTTTTAGATTATGCCTATTCACCAGTAAATATGGAATTCAATCAAAGAATTATAAGTCCAGTAAAAAAAAAAATAACATTTAAAGGTATTAGATATTTAAAAGAATTAAATGAACAAGAAATTAAAATTCATAGAAAAAAATCTAATTAATTTTACCATTTTCAAGTAAATATTTTAATTGTAAATATTTCATTTTATATTTCAAATATTTTTCTTTTCCTTTTGCTTTGGCTTTTGCTGCTGCTTCTTTTGCTGCTTTATCTTTTGCTGCTTTATCTGCTTTTGCTTTATCTGCTTTTGCTTTATCTGCTGCTGCTTTATCTGCTTTTGCTTTATCTGCTTTTGCTTTATCTGCTGCTGCTTTATCTGCTGCTGCTTTATCTGCTACTGGTTTAGCAGGTGATTTAGCTACCGGTTTAGGTTCTGCTGGTTTAGCTGGTGATTTAGCTACTGGGTTGCAAATAAGGTTATTATGTTGTGCATTGATAGTTTTTTTAGCACTTTCTAATTTACTTTTAATATTTTCAATTATTTGTTTAGATGAAGGGTCTTTATCACCTATTGCTTTTAATATATTTATACAATCATTAATTTTTTTTTCGATTTTTTCTATTCTGTTTTTTTCATTTCTGTTTTGTTCTTCTTTTTTACCTTGAGGTGACATTGCTTTGTCTGTTGTAGCTTTTGGTGATGTAGGTTTTGCGTCTGCTGCTGGTTTAGGTTCTGCTGATTTAGCTGGTGATTTAGCTACTGGGTTACAAATAAGGTTATTATGTTGTGCATTGATAGTTTTTTTAGCACTTTCTAATTTACTTTTAATATTTTCAATTATTTGTTTAGATGAAGGGTCTTTATCACCTATTGCTTTTAATATATTTATACAATCATTAATTTTTTTTTCGATTTTTTCTTTTCTGTTTTGTTCTTCTTTTTGGGCTTTAGCTTCTGCATCTGCTTGTCTTTTAGCTTCTGCATTTGCTTCTTTTTGGGCTTTAGCTTCTGCATCTGCTTGTCTTTTAGCTTCTGCATTTGCTTCTTTTTGGGCTTTAGCTTCTGCATCTGCTTGTCTTTTAGCTTCTGCTTCTGCTAGTCTTTTTGCTTCTCTTTCAGCTCTAGCTGCTTCTTCGGCTTGTCTTTTAGCTTCTGCATCTGCTAGTCTTTTTGCTTCTCTTTCTGCTGCTATTCTTGCTTTTTCAGCTTCTTTTTCAGTTTTAGCTTTTATCGCTTCTTCAGCTTTGGCTTCTTTTTCTACTGCTATTCTTTCTTCTTCAGCCTTTTTTTCTGCTGCTATTCTTTCTTCTTCAGCCTTTTTTTCTGCTGCTATTCTTTCTTCTTCAGCCTTTTTTTCTGCTGCTATTCTTTCTTCTTCAGCCTTTTTTTCTTCTGCTATTCTTTCTTCTTCAGCCTTTTTTTCTGCTGCTATTCTTTCTTCTTCAGCCTTTTTTTCTGCTGCTATTCTTTCTTCTTCAAGTTCTTTTTTTCTTTCGGCTTTACGTTCTTGTCTTAGGAGTTCTGTATTTTCAAGTTCTTTTTTTCTTTTAGTTTGCTCTTCATTTAGTTCATTTAATTTTTGTAGTGCTCGTAGTTCTTCTTTTATTTGAGCTATGAATTGCTTACTATCATTATAATTAATTTCTATTATATCAGATGTTTTACCAGATTGTGACATATATATAAATATTAGATTAAAATTTTTTATTTTGATAAATTAATAAAATGTTTTCTACATACAGGAATATATGATTCAGAACCACCTACTAATACAATATCATTTGATTTTACTAATCTAAAACTAAATGGTGCTTCTGTACCATCTTTACACATATTACATAATGAATTTAATTTAACACATTTATCAGCCATTGGAATTAAATCTAAGATTTGACCTATTGGTTTTCTTTGAAAATCTCCATCTAAACCACCAACAATGATATTAACTGAATAATTGTTAACCCATCTTGTTATAGTATTTACTAAATCAGGAAAAAACTGTCCTTCATCTACAATAATTGTATCATAATTTAAAATATCATCATCACATATTTCATCTAATCTTAATAATACTTTACAATCAACAGATTCATAATTATGTGAAGTAATTTTATCTTGATTATATCTTATATCTATTTGAGGTTTAGTTACTAGAACTTTTTTATCAATTTTTTGTAAAAGTCTAATCCGTCTAATTAATTCAGTTGATTTTCCTGAAAACATTGGACCAATTATCAATTCTAATTTACCAGACATTATATAATTATATATAATTGTATTTATTTTATATATCAATTTTTTAATTTTGGTTTAACAAAATGATTTTTTAACTATTAATATAATGACTCATGAATCTAAAAAATTTCCTGTAATTTTATCATTTGATGTAGGTGTTATACATCTTTCCTATTGTTTATTAACTAAAAAAGAATTTATCAAATCAGACGGAACAAATAAAATAGATTGGTATGTAATTGATTGGAATAACATAGATTTAACTAATCGAGATGAACAAAAATGTCATTGTGGTGCTAAAGCAAAATTATCAAATACAGTAAATGGTGAAATAAAATATTATTGTAAAACTCATGGTAAAAAAGTAGATGTAACTATTCAACAATTTGAAGATTGTTTTAAAGAAATTCCTAAAAATAAAGAAAAAGTATTATGTGGTCATGAAACTAAAAATAAAACATGTGGTAAAACTGCTAGTTGTTATAAAATAGATACTGAATGTTATTATTGTAAGACACATGCTAAACAAATTCATACTAGTGAAACTAAAGGATCTCAATTAAAAAACTTTAAATTAAAAAGTTCAACTACATTAAATTTTGATGATGTTAAATATGGTTTAATGATGGAATTAGAGAAAAGATCAAATTTACTTTCAGCGGATTATGTTGTTATTGAAAATCAACCATCATTTAAAAATCCAAGAATGAAATCAATAGCTTCTACACTTTATGATTATTATTTAATTAGAGGAATCATAGATAAATCAGTTACTAAATCTAACATAACTCAAGTCAAATTTATGTCACCTTCTAATAAACTTAAATTAGCTGATGAAGGAGATACAAAGCAATTAATTAAAGCCAAAAGTACAGATGATACCAAAGCATATAAATTAACCAAAAGTTTGGGAATCAAATATTGTTTAGATTTAACAAATCATTTACCAGATTGGCAAAAACATTTTAATTCACATAAAAAGAAAGATGATTTAGCTGATAGTTTCTTACAAGGGGCTTATTTTTATACCAATAATGTTAATGATAAAATTATAAAACCAAAAACTCGTAAAACAGAACCTGAAAAATTACAAGTTTCTATTGAAAGTTCTATTGATTTAACTAAAGAAACCAAAACTAAAAAACCTACTAAAAAATCGCAACCAAAAGAATTTGATGTTTGAAATTTTATTATATTCCAAATTTTTTTAAATATCCAGGTTTTAAATCCGTCTCTCTCTCTCGCTAGTTTTATATGTGTAAAAAATGTGTAAAAAATGTGTAAAAAATGTGTAAAAAAATGTGTAAAAATAAAAAATAATTAAAGAATAAAATCTATATTTATTTATATGGATGAAATTGATCTCAAAGGATTTCATTGTGAATTATGTGATAAATATTATTCTTCAATTCAAAGTCTAAGTAATCATAGACGTATTAAACATAGTAATCATAATGTTACCAAAAATGTTACCAAAAAATCTAGTAAAGAAAAAATTGTTACCAAAAATGTTACCAAAAGTTACCATTAGATGA